CCAGCAGTTGGCGATGCAGGTAGTGTAACTGTGATTTGTCCAGATGTAGTATTTACAAAATATCCTTCGTTAGCTGAAGCTTCGAAGTTACTTGTTTTTATAGATCCTGTTTGCCAATCTATTGCTTGTTGTAATCCAGGGATTGTTCCTGTTGTATTATTGATTGTACCGCCAGAAATTCCTGCAGTAGAAATTGTTCCTGCATTTGTTGTCGTTGTCCCTGATGAAATAGTTACTGAATCACCGCTATCACCGATAGTTGTGGTTGTCCCTTTTCTTGGACTAATTTTATTTGACTTTATTTCACTCATTATTGAAATTTATATCTAATAATTACGATTCCTGAACCACCACTATTTGCATTAGAAGGTCCACCGCCTCCTGCTCCACCACCAGTGTTAGCAGTTCCATTAGCTCCTGTAGAACTTGGTGATCCTGATCCAGCTCCGCCACCACCACTACCAGCAGATCCAGGAGAACAGGCTCCACCACCGCCACCTCCACCAGCTCTTCTTACTGGAGATCCATTAATTTCTGTGATCACACCTGATCCACCAGGTCCACCAGCTCTTGGTGGATTAGTTCCAGCTTGTCCAACTTCATTAGCTCCACCGCCACCACCCCCAGCATTACCTGTTCCAGAGCCACCATCACCACCATTTTTACCTTGTGGGGGACTTACGGGAGGTGTATTACCTGTCCCTCCAGGACGTGCAGCACTAGGTGTAGATCCTCCACCTCCTCCTGATCCGCCATTACCACCACCTACATTAGCTCCGCCACCACCTTTACCACCACCACCACCACCAGCAGATGTTATTGATGAAAAAATTGAACTTGCTCCAGATGGAGCTGCAGAACAATTATCTGGGCCACCAGCTGAACCACCTGCTCCAACAGTGATTGGGTATCCTTGTACTGAAATTGGTAAACCAGATGAATTTACTAAAGGTGATGCAGTGTAAGAAGGTGCTAAGTCTCTTCCCTCTCTAAAACCACCTCCACCTCCTCCACCACCTGTATCTCTTCCACTACCACCGCCTCCAGCAATGACTAAGTAAGAAACGGTTGCAGGGCCTCCACTTGGATTAGATGGACCGTTACCTATTTGTGAAACACAAAATGTTCCTGGTCCTGTGAACGTATGAATTTTAAAATCTCCCGATGTTGTAATAGTTCCTCCAGTTGCAGTTGTAAATAAAGCTTGTTCAGTTATATCTGAAGCTTTTGCTTGACCCACTGATAACCAACCTTTTGTAGAATCTACATATAGTAAAACTATAGATAGACCCTCTGTACTAATAGTAAAATTATTTGCTGTTCCTTGTATGTTAGAACCATTTCTACCGATTGTAATATTATTTGTATCAGCTGTGTTTGCATAATCTTTGATACCAACAATATTTCCCGCACTTGGGGAGGAAGGTAATGTCACTGTTATAGCTCCAGATGTTGTGTTTACAAAATAACCTTCACCATTTGCTGCTGTGAAATCACCAGTCTTTACAGTTGTTTGCCAACTAACTTGACCCTCAATATTACCAGTTATTGTGCCACCTGAAATCGTTCCTGTGTTTGTGATTGTTCCCGAGTTGGTAATTGATCCTGCTGATGTTAAGGTTACACCAGATGGAATAGCTACAGTATCACCACTATCTCCAAGTGTGACTGTGCCACAATTTGCTGTTGGTGTAATTTTATTAACTTTAACTTCACTCATATTACCTATTGAAATTTATACCTTATTACTACTATACCTGATCCTCCATTATTACCTGCAGAAGAAGATCCGTTAGAACCTCCAGCACCGCCACCGCCACCTGTATTATCTGTTCCGTTAGAATTAGTGTCTCCACCACCACCAACTCCACCTGCTCCATTAGCTGGTTCTTTTCTTCCACCAGCACCACCACCTGCATAATGTCTAAATGATCCACAAGATTCACCATTTGCTCCAAAACCAGTTGGTAAACCTGCTCCTGCTCCACCAGCAGCAACTCCTGGACTACCGTTTGCCCCTACAGCTGTAGCACCACCTCCGGCACCACCTTGAGAATTTGGATTCGAAGGGAAAATAGAAGCTCCACCATTATTACCTTGAGAAGGACTAACTGGAGGGGTATTTCCACTTCCACCTGCTACCGGATTTGGAGAACCTGCATTTCCTCCTCCACCAGAACCTCCTGGAGAACCTGTTCCACTTGCTCTAGAAGGATTATAACCACCTTTTCCACCACCTGTAGATGTTATAGTTGAAAAAATTGAATCTGCACCATTAGCACCGTTTCCTGCCGGAGCACAAGGACCACCTGGAGACGATGCTCCTGATCCTCCACCACCAACTGTTATTGGATATCCTTGAACTGAAACTGGTAATGCAGCAGGTCCGTTTAAAGGTTTTGCTGGAAAAGTTAATGGTGCTAATGTAGGACTAGCGAATCTAAATCCACCAGCTCCACCACCGCCACCGCCATCTCCTGGACCTTTAGCAGATCCTGATCCACCACCTGCTACAACTAAATACTCTACAGTAGTAGAACCACCCGGTTGTCCTGCATTTGATACACAAAATGTACCAGGTCCTGTAAATGTATGAATTTTAAAATCTCCACACTCTGTTTCTGTACCACCTGAAGCTTGAATAAAAGGATTTCCTGTTTCTGTGTCTTCTGCGTTTTGAACGTTAACCCATCCTTTAGTAGAATCAACATATATAAAAGTAGCTGCTTGACCATTTACAGCTAATTTTACATCTGCAGCAAAACCTCCAATTTTTTCTGAACCATTAGGTGATATTGTTAAATTATATGTTGCAAAATTTCTTGCATAATCAGAAAAAGCAACTATTGCCCCTGCTGTTCCCGCAGGTAAGTTTGCAGTAATTGCACTTCCTTGATTTATAAAATATCCTTCACCACTTGCTGCTGTGAATGTTGTAGTCTTCGGTGTAGTTTGCCAATCAACAGAACCTGACCTACCAAAACCAGATTGTGACGCACCTGCTGCAAGAGCAACAGTATTACCACAAGCTCCAATTGTAAGTGTGGTTCCACACTTAACAAGCATGTTGTTATTACCTTGATCAGCTATATTATCTACTTTTATTTTACTACTCATAAATTACCTACTGAAATTTGTACCTAATTATTACTATACCTGATCCTCCAGTTGTACCACCACCTGGAGTACCATTGCCTGGATTACCTGGACCTCTACCTCCTGCACCTCCACCTCTATTGGCTGTTCCACTTCCACCACCTGCGGGATTGGCTGCTGCTCCACCATTAGCTCCACCACCAGTTCCACCAGTTCCGCCAACACCTCCGCCTCCTCCTCCAGCGTAGGCAACAGGACTTCCAGAAATATGTGTTGTAGCTCCATCACCACCAAATCCACCACCCGCGCTAGGATTTCCACCACCGCCTCCAGCTTGTGTTGCTCCACCGCCACCACCTGAACCTGCATCAGGGGGACCACCTGGACTATTTCCACCAGGTTGTCCTTGAGGTGGACTTACTGGGGGAGTATTTCCTGCTGAAACACCTGGATTATTACCACCTCCACCAGTTCCTCCAGCGGATCCTCCTGTGGCTGCTGTTCTACATGCATCAAAACCTCCTAATCCACCACCTGTTGATGTAACTGTTGAAAAAATAGATGGGTTACCGCTTGTACCTCCTCGTGGTTCAGAAGTAGGTCCTGCACTTCCACCTCCACCAACTGTGATTGGATAACCTTGTGCTGTAACTGTTATTGCAGTACCACCTGGATTTCCATTTAGTGGACTTGCCGTGTAACAATCAGCTGGACCTTTGTATTCTCTAAAACCACCTGCACCACCTCCTGCTGTCGGGTTTGCATTAGGGCCAGTTCCTGCTGAACCTCCACCTCCAGCAACGACTAAGTAAGAAACTATATTGTCTGCAGGTGTGCTTGAAACTTTACAAACTGTAAAAGTTCCAGGTCCTGTAAAAGTATGAATTTTATAATTTCCAGAAGTTGTAATTGTTCCTCCAGTTGCAACTAAAAAAGGATTACCTGTAACATTTGATGTTGAATCTTGTACGTTTTTCCAACCTTCAGTGTCATCAACATAAACAAAAGTAACTGATTGACCTTCTGTCGATAAAGCTATTGTAGCCGCTACTCCACCAATTTTTTGAGAACCATTTGGTGCAATTGTTAAATTATTGGTTTGAAAAGTATTTGTGTAATCAACAACAGAAACAATGTTACCCGCAGTTCCTGCTGGTAGGTTCATAGTTATTGCGCCAGAAGATGTATCTGCAAAATAACCCTCTCCGTTTGCTGCTGTAAAGGTTGTTGTCTTAATTGACCCTGTTTGCCAGTCTACAGTTCCTGTTCTCCCAAAACCTGATTGACTAGCACCAGTTCCTAAAGTTACTGTATCACCAGATTCACCTAGTGTTAAGGTAGTTCCGCATTGTGGTGCAACTGTATTTACTTCTATTTTACTCATTAAATAATTACCAAAGTTCCTGTTACTGTTTGAGTTCCTGTGATTGTTACAGGACCTGCTAAAACTCCAGAATCCAAAGTTTGATCTTCAGATAGAGTTGAATTATGTGTTACTACATATTTTGTTGCATCCATGCCAGGTGAAATAGTTTTTGTATGTGGAATTGTACAAAAAACATCCTTAGTTCCAGCTGAAAAATCAACCTTATTGTTTGAATTAGTAGATGATATGACTGTGTCTCTTGATAAAGTGTCCGGACTTGCATCTGTAACTGTGCCAATACCAACTTCAAATTCGTCTTGACCAGTATTTTGAATGCAATAATAGGTTTTATTGGTCGTACCAATACCTGCTACGAACCCTATAAAATCTTGTGAAGCACCTGCTAGATTGATAGTTCCAGTTCCAGTTGAGGTGCTTGTTTCTTTAACTCTATCATTTAAGACAAGAGCCATGCACCCTCCTTAACTAATTCTTAATATTGCGTTTGTTGAATTGAACGTTGGAAACTGAATTGTAAAAGTTCCCGCAGTTGCAGTTTTGTCTCCACCAAAGTCAAGAACAGCTACAGCTTTATTTGATTCAGATGTATTGTAAATTAATGCACCTCTTGCTGTAAGTGTTACTCCAGTAAATGATAATTCTGCAAAATCAACAATTGCAACTC